CAAAGAGTACAGCAATGGCAACAGTTATATATTACTGCTTTAGAAAGATTAGAAAGAAATGATAGGGAAGATCAATTTAGTGGATCTCCATTACAAATAAGAGGAGATGTAACAGTACAAGCTGCCTTTTCTGAAAACTATATTCCAGTAAGTAACAACAACGGATAATTAATGATAACTAAAAAACAAAAACAAACATTAAGAAAACATTCTTCTCATCACACAAAGAAACACATGAATGAAATGGCAAAAGATATGAGAGCAGGAATTAGTTTTTCTAAAGCACATAAAAAAGCATTAAAAAAAGTAGGAGTATAAATGCAAGTACCTTTTGGAGAATGGTTACCTGACCAACCACCTTATTTAAATCCAGGTGCTAATGTAGCTAATAATGTTTATTATGCTGCAAGATCATACAAACCTTTTCCCTCTTTAGTAAAATTTTCAACAAATAATATTGGTGCTGTTTCAAAAGGAGCTGGATCTTTTAGATCAACTTCTAATGTATCTTTTAACTTTGCTGCAACTCAAACAAATATTTATAAATTAAATCAAGGATCTTTTGCTTCTGTTAAATCAAGTCTTACAGGAACTGCTACAGACTTTTTTACTTTTACACAATTTGGAGATCATATTATTGCAAGTAATGGTAAAGATGCTCCTCAATTTTTTTTAATGGGAACATCTACTAATTTTGCTGACTTAAGTTCTATTGCAACAAATGGAACTCCTCCAGTATTTAGAACATCAGGAGTTATAAGAGATTTTTTAGTTACAGGTAATCAAAATGCAAATCGTAATAGAGTTCAATGGTCAGGTATTAACGACATAACAACTTGGACACCAGGAACTAAACAAGCAGACTTTCAAGACTTACCAGGTTCAGGCGGACAAATAGTTGCTATTACCTCAGGTGAGTATGGTTATGTATTTAGACAAAACGAAATAGTTAGAATGGATTATGTAGGTGGTGCAACAGTATTTAGATTTTCTGTTATATCTCCTAATAGAGGTGCTGTTTATGGTAAGACAGTTTGCCAAGATAACAGGAGAGCTTTCTTTTATGCAGATGATGGATTTTTTGAAGTAAGCGGAGATACAGTAAAACCTATTGGTGCAGAAAAAGTAAATAGATTTTTTGACGTAGATTTAAACAAAGCATTCTCAGATAGAATAGTAGCTGCTGTAGATCCTTTTAATCAATTAGCAATTTGGTTATATCCATCTTCACAAGACACAGCAAATACAACAGGTGTCTGTGATAGAGTTATTGTTTATAATTATGTTACTGAAAAATGGAGTATTGCTGATGCTTCTGCTTCTACAATTTTTACTCAATTTCTTGGTGCTTATACTGTTGAACAAATGGATTTAATATCAGGTAATTTAGATAATATTAATATTTCTTTAGATACTGCTTTTTGGGATGGTGGACAATTATCTTTAGGTGCAATTAACTCAAGTTTTGAATCAGCTATTTTTTCAGGAGACTCAGGTGAAGTAACTTTAGAAACTTCAGAATTAGAGTTGTTTCCAGGATTAAGAAGTGATATTACCGAAGTAAGACCTATCGTTGATGCAAACGCTACAGTAGCAATAACGACAAGAGAAAAATTAGTAGATCAACCAGTAACTTCTAGCTATTCTTCTATGGTATCAAGTGGTACAGTACCTGTAAGACAATCAGGAAGATACATTAGAGCAAGTGTAAAAATAGCAAGTGGAACAGCTTGGAGAGATGCACAAGGAGTAAATTTCGTAGCTTCAAAAGCAGGTGGAAGATGACAGATAAAACTGATATAGACAACGTAAGGTATAGTTTAGATACACAAGAATTTTTTCAAAGACAAGTAGAGGAAGCAGTAAACGTATTAATTAACGAAAAGAATACAGAGAATAATAAAGCCTTTGCTTGGTTCATCTCATAAATAAAACATGACAACAAATATTAAAGATTACTCAACTACACAAGCATCAAACACAACATTAAATACTATAAATGTTGCAGAGGGTATGCTTCCATCTAATTTAAATAATGCCATTAGAGCATTAATGAAAAATACTAGAGATTGGTTTAACGATTCACAATGGATTGAATATGGTGATGGATCAGGAACTCCAGTAGTAGCTTATATTTCTGCAACCTCATTTAAAATTACAGGCACAAATTCAACATCTCAATATACTGCCAACAGGAGAGTAAGAGCTACAGGAACTTCAACTGGTGATATAGTTGGAACAATTACTTCTTCTTCTTTTGATTCAGTTGTAACAACAACAGTAAATGTTACTTGGGATTCAGGACAACTTTCTTCAGAAACAATAAGAGTTTATATTGGTTCTTTAACACCAACAAAAACTTCTATTCCTTTAGGAGTTATTGGTTCTGCTCAAATTGCAGATGGATCTGTTACTACTGCAAAGATAGCTAATGATGCAGTTAATAATGATAAGATTGCAAATAATGCAGTTGAAGCATCTCAATTAAATGCAAATGCTGTAACAGAAGCTAAAATAAATGCAAACGCTGTTACAACAACAAAAATATTAGATAGTGCTATAACAACTATAAAAATTAAAGATGCTAATGTTACAACTGCTAAATTAGCTGACAACGCAGTTACTACTGTAAAAATTACTAATTCAAATGTTACTGCTGATAAGTTAGCTACTAACGCTGTTACTACTGCTAAGATTACAGATGCAAATGTAACAACTGCTAAGATAGCAGATAACAATATTACAACTGCAAAAATATTAAATTCAAATGTTACAACTGCTAAAATTGCTAATGATGCAATTACTGCTGATAAAATAGCTGACGCAGTTTTAATTACAGCTTCTGAACAATCAGGATCTACACCTAATGATGTTACAGTATTTACAACTTCAGCAGCTAATAATAGATTTTTTAATGTAGATAGTTCTGAAACAATTAACTCAGGACAAACATGGTCAGATAGTGATTCGTTTATTGCAACAACAGCAGCTATAACAAATAGAATTGTTGATCTTGTAGATGACGTTGGTGGATTTGTTCCAATACAAAGTTATGTAAAATTTCCTATTGCTAATCCTGATCCTAATAATGGTACAGGAACTATTGTGTCTATTACAGACATGACTAGCTTTACTTACAACACAGGAACAGGAGTTTCTACAAATTCTACAACAATAGCAGGAACAGCAGTTACTATAACTGGCATTCCAGCTAATATAGGTTCTCCAATTACAGTTGCTTATGGTTTATTAGTTGAAACAAGTTCTACATTAAATACTTATACTTTTGTAAGATTAGTTCCTATTGCTACAGAGGTTAATGCTTTAGCTTCAATATCATCAAACATAACTACAGTTGCTAATAATACTTCAAATATAAATGCAGTTGCAGGTAACTCATCAAATATAAATGCAGTTGGTGCTATAGCTTCTAATGTAACTACAGTAGCTGGTATAGCTTCTAATGTAACAACTGTTGCTGGTAACAATACAAATATTAGTACAGTAGCTACTAACAATTCAAATGTAACAAGTGTTGGTGGTTCTATTGCTAATGTAAATACAGTAGCTAGTTCAATAGCTAATGTTAATACAACAGCAGCAAATATAACTGGAGTAAATAGTTTTGGCGAAAGATATAGAGTTCAAGCAGGTGTTCCAAGTACCTCACTTAATGTTGGTGATTTAAATTTTGATACGACAGCTAATGAATTAAAAGTTTATAAATCAAGTGGTTGGGCAGCAGCAGGTTCTACAGTAAACGGAACTTCTGCAAGATTTAAATACACAGCTTCAGCAAATCAAACTACTTTTACAGGTACAGATGATAATGGAAATACTTTAGCTTATGATGCAGGATTTATTGATATTTATAAAAATGGATCTAAATTAGTTAATGGAACGGATGTAACTGTAACATCAGGCACATCAGTTGTTTTAGCAACAGGTGCAGTTGCTGGTGATATTATTGATATTGTAGCTTATGGAACATTTAATGTGTCTTCAATCGCAGCTTCTAGTATTACATCAGGAACTTTAAATGATGCAAGATTGCCTACAACAATGGCAAACAAAACATTAACTGATGCTTCTATTACTGCTGATTATAATGGTCTAACTGTTAAGGGTGATGGTTCATCTAATGATGGTTATATACAATTAAACTGTTCTCAAAATACACATGGTGTAAAAATTAAAGCACCACCTCATTCTGCAGGACAATCTTATACTTTAACTTTACCTCAAAGCATTACAAATGATTATTATTTAAAAACAGATGGTTCAGGTAATTTATCTTTTGCAGCAGTACCAGTAGAAACTAAACCAACAGTAGCTAATGTTGCACAAACTATTGCTCCAGCTTCTGCTACAACAATAAACATTACAGGAACAAATTTTTCAGGAATACCAAGAGTAGAATTTATAAAAGCAGATGGATCAGTTACAGTAGCTAACACAGTTAGTTTAACAAATGCTACAACACTTTCAGTAAATTGTACTTTAGCAGCAGGAAATTATTATGTTAGAGTAGAACTTGATGATGGTAATTCAGGCAGAAGTACAAATGCTATTATTACAGCTTCAACAGCTCCAAGTTTTTCTACAAATGCTGGATCATTAGGATCTATAGCTGGTAATTTTTCAGGAACAGTTGCAACAATAGCTGGTTCATCAGATAGTGCTATTACTTTTTCTGAAACAACAAGTGTATTAACAGCTTCAGCACAAGCTAATTGTACTTTAAATTCATCAACAGGTGTGATAACAACAAGTGATTTCGGTGGTTCAAGTACAACACCAACAACTTATAACTTTACTATCAGAATTACTGACCAAGAAAATCAAACAGCAGATAGAAGTTTTAGTTTAACATCTAGCTTTGGTTTACAAAATGGACTACAATTTAACTAGGAATATATTATGGCTTCATCAAAAATAAGTAGAACTCAAGCACAAAACGGAACAACAAAATTAACTATATCAGCTTGGGTTAAAAGAGGTGCTTTAGGTGCAGACCAAACAATATGTACTTCATTTTATAGCACTAGTTACTATGGATATTTAAGATTTAATGGCTCTGATAAATTAGTGTTTGGAGATTATAGAGGAAGCACTTTAATGATACTTGAAACAAATGCTTTATTTAGAGATACTGGAGCATGGTATCATGTAGTGGCTACTTTTGATGCTACAGTTAATTCTCCTCAAGCAAAAATTTATGTTAATGGAGTTTTACAAACACTTGCAACTAATAACAATTATTCACAAAACCAATCTAATTCTTGGAACACAGATTATCCTTTTACTATAGGGTCTTTTAATAATGGCGAATATTTGAATGGCTCTCTAGCAGATTTTTATTACATTCAAGGACAATCTTATGATGCTTCAAAATTTGGAGAAACAGATTCAACAACTGGAACTTGGAAACCTATAACAAGTCCTACAATAGACTATAGTTCAACAGGCACAAATTCTTGTCATTTAAAATTTGAAGATTCTGCTAATTTAGATTTAGATAGTGGGGGTAATAGTTTAACTTTTTCTACAAGTGGAACACCTACACAAACAGAAGATTGTCCAGCTAATAATTATCCAACAGTAAATCTAAATGCTGGAAAAGCTACTGAATACTTAAATTCTACAGGTCTAAGGTATGGAAATACACAAATGAACCAACATAATAACAATGCTGTTTTTATTTCAACATTTGCAAATACAACAGGAAAATATTATTGGGAAATGCTTATAAATACAGTTGGATATACAACACAAGGAGTTATGGCTTATGATGATTTAGTACAAAATGGAGCTGGAACTTATCTTTACACTCCTGCTACAGGATATGGATATGTTTACACTGGTAATAAAGGAAATAGTAATAGTCAAGCTAGTTATGGTGCTTCTTATACAAGTGGAGATTATATATCAGTAGCTTTTGACCAAACTAATGGTTCTATATGGTTTGCTAAAAATGGAGTATGGCAAAATAATGCTACTACATCAGAAATTGGAGCAGGTACAACAACTTACGCAGCTTATTCTAGTATGCCAACTAACGGAAATGTTTATGCAGCAGCTTTTGGTTTAGATAATAATGCAGTAACAAGTATTAATTATGGAAATGGTACATTTGGTACAACAACTTTAGGTACAACTTATTCTCCTACAGTAGGAGATACTGGTGCTAAGTTTAAATACAATATTATTCCAACAGGCTTTACAGCAATTTCAACAAAAGGATATAACGCATAATGGCATACACAACTATACCAAAATCAACAGATTATTTTTCAACTAATTTATATACAGGAACA